GGTACATGAGCCTACTACTATTGGAGATGTCACTCTTTGTCCGTGGCTTGTAGGAGAAGAATGGCGTTCAATTAGCAAAAAAGGTGGTAAGTATATCTTTGGTCATTTTGAATTGCCTAGCTTCTTCATGAACGCAATGGTACAAATGCCTGACCACGGAGAGATACAACTTGGTAGTTTTAAAAATTATGAACTAGGTTTTAGCGGGCATTTCCACAAACGTCAGCAACAAAAGAATATGATTTATATCGGTAATGCGTTTCCACACAACTACGCAGATGCGTGGGACGATGATCGCGGTATGATGATATTAGAATGGGGCGGTGAGCCTGAATATCACAGTTGGCCTGGACAGCCTACATTCCGTACTGTAAAATTAAGCCAGCTAATAGATGATCAAGACACTATTATCAAACCTAAACAACATTTACGTGTTACATTAGATATTGATATTAGCTTTGAAGAAGCTAGCTTTATTAAAGAAGATTTCATGGGTAGATATGATATCCGTGAACTAACACTTATAGCTGAAAAGAAAGATATTGAAATTAATACCAATATTGATATACAAGCATTTGAATCGGTAGATCAAATTGTTAGCAGTCAAATTATTAGTATTGAAAGCGAAACATACGACAAGAATACACTTCTTGCCATTTATAATAGCCTATGATAAAATTAAAAGAATTAACCGTTAAAAACTTTATGAGTGTGGGCAACCAGACCCAAGCTGTAAATTTTGCCCAAGAAAATCTAACTCTTGTACTAGGTGAAAACTTAGATCAAGGCGGTGATGACAGCGGTTCACGCAATGGTACAGGTAAAACAACCATTGTGAATGGTCTAAGTTATGCCCTATTCGGAAATGCTTTAACTAACATTAAAAAAGATAATCTTATCAACAAGATTAACAATAAGAACATGTTGGTTACTTTGGCATTTGAAAAAGACGGCAACAGCTATCGTATTGAACGTGGACGTAAGCCTAACATATTAGAATTTTATGTAAACGACTTGGCGCAGGACACTGGCGAAACAGATGATGCTCAGGGCGATATGCGTGAAACACAAAAAGACTTGGATGACCTAATTGGTATGAGTCACGACATGTTCAAACATATTGTTGCTCTTAACACGTATACTGAGCCGTTCTTAAGTATGCGAGCTAATGATCAACGAGTGATCATTGAGCAGTTATTAGGCATTACACTACTAAGTGAAAAATCTGAATCACTTAAAGAAATGATTAAGGAAACTAAAGATGCTATTACACAAGAATCGGCTAACATTGAGGCGACTAAACGTAGCAATGAAGGTATACAGAAAAGCATTGATAATTTACTAACAAAACAAAGTGCTTGGCACAACCAACACTCACAAGAACTTGAAAAAATAGGTCGTGCTATTGTGGAACTTGAAAGTGTAGATATCGAAGCTGAGCTTGCGAAGCACACGGAGCTAAAACTTTTCGAAGAAAAGACAGCAAAGCTGAAAAGCCTAGAAAAGGAGCAAGCTACTTTGAATAGCGCGATAGCGCAAGCGGAGCGAAGCGTCACGAAGTATGACAGCGAGCTTGCCAAGTTGGCTAACAAGACCTGTCACGCTTGTGAACAAGAGCTACATGACCACAAGCATGAAAGCATGACTGCTACAGCACAGGGTCACCTGGATGAAGCCCGAAAGTATTTGGACAAGGTTACAAAAGATTTCAACAAAATACAAACGGAAATCTCAGCGATCGGCGAGGTACCCCGTAAGCCCACCACTTACTATGATACTCTCGAGCAAGCACTTAAACATCAGAACAATTTAAAGACTCTTGAAAATCAGCTGGTACAAAAAAGCCATGAAACTGATCATTATCAAGAGCAAATTGATGAGTTGACCAATACAACTATGCAAGAAGTATCTTGGGACAATGTTAATACTCTTAACACACTTAAAGATCATCAGGAGTTTTTGCTTAAACTACTTACAAGTAAAGACAGCTTTATTCGTAAGAAAATTATTGATCAAAACTTGGCCTATCTCAACAACAGGCTCACTTATTATCTTGACAAAATGGGCTTGCCACACACGGTCTTGTTTCAAAATGACCTCACTGTACTGATAACTCAGCTGGGCCAGGACTTGGATTTTGACAACTTATCGCGAGGTGAACGTAATCGTCTTATCTTGTCGTTGTCATGGGCGTTCCGTGACGTATGGGAAAGTTTGTATCAGCCCATTAACTTGTTGTTTGTGGACGAACTAATAGACAACGGGCTTGATGCAGCTGGAGTAGAAGGCGCACTGGCAGTACTTAAGAAAATGTCGCGTGAACGTAAAAAGAACATTTTCTTAATATCGCACAAGGACGAACTGATCGGCCGCGTGAATCATGTGCTAAAAGTTATTAAAGAAAATGGCTATACTAGCTATGCCAATGACTTGGAAGTAAATGAGTAAGCACGTTGAACCCGTTCCATATCAAAATGAAGAGTCGCATGAACAGCTCATGGCGGCCTTTAGGGAATATTTTAAGGCAAATCAAGATTGGCAAAATAAAGGCACACGCAGGGCAGGCGAAAATATGCGCTACTGGCTGGCGCAGATTCGTATAATTGCTCGAGATCGCAGGGCACATGTACAGCAGTATCGTGTGTGGCTGGATCGAGCTAAGGCAGAACGTAAGGCAAACCAAAAGGCAAGGGGTACCAAGGATGAATAATATACATACATTATGTCCTGGTACTATCTCAATGAAATCGTAGAAACTCTCCCCGAGGATTGTGTTGGGTTTGTTTATATCATAACAAACACGATTTCAGGGCGCATGTACATAGGCAAAAAACTAGCAAAATTCTCCAAAACCACTTATCGAACAGTAAAACTCAAAAACGGCAACAAAAAGAAAAAGAAAATCCGTAACAAAATTGATTCAGACTGGCGGGACTATTACGGTAGTTCGCCTGAATTAACCAAAGATGTTACGCAGTTAGGTATAGAAAATTTTCACAGAGAAATACTTTTCTATTGTAAATCAAAGGCAGAGTGTAGTTATATCGAAGCTCGTGAGCAGTTTGCACGCAGAGTTCTTGAATCAAAAGACTATTATAATGGTCATATTCAAGTGCGTGTACATGGTTCACATATACTCAAGTCTTAATAATTCAGGCCGTTTAATCACCAAATAAGCCCGCACAGGCGTTGATCGTGTGCCCGTAATCCGTTCTGATGTGTGACGGTAAGGTAGTTCTGCTTGGTGACAGAGTTATAAATCACTATCCTTTACCGGACGACGATGGAATATGCCTATAATCCGTTTGATTTATAAGTGGGAGAATAAGGCTAAAAGAGAGGTTGTAGCCTCACGTTTACTAAGCGTTTAGCATTGTTTAGTAAGCCGCCGTCATATAAAGACTCAGCTCGTGGTACCGGATGACCGCCACTGTAACTGCTGAAATGCTAGAGTGATATTGTTCGACTCAGATAATGTCAATTCGCTTTGCCCGCTAGGGCAAAGTGTGACTGAACGATCTAGATAATATCTTAACGCTTCGCGTTTATAATAACTAAACAAGTTCGAGCTCAAGCGAAGAACAGAAGAACGCAAGTTCTTCTTCTAAGGATCGATAAATATCACTATGAAAGTTTATGAAATAATCTCAGAAGGTGAAGGCGAATACAAACTAGGAGCAAAAATCCTAGATTGGGGTCTTGAGAAACTAGGAATTAAAGCCGAACAAATGGGCTTTATGCGAACTATTAGTTCACAACTAGCTGATGCCAAAATCGCTGCAGCCAAAGCTGGAATAGATCCAGCAACTATAGGCATTAAAGACTTGCCGTCTGCTACACGCAGACTAATACAAAACAGTCCCTATGTGGCCAAAGATGCCACACTTATACCTAAAGCAGAACGGCTAGCACAGGATGTGGCCGAAAAAGAAGGCAGTTGGCTGAGAAAAGTCACAGGCACTAGACCCAGTGACAAAGCAGCCAAAGCAGGCAGTGGTGCTAGCGCAGCCAGCGGAGTAGCAGGAGCCACTGGCAGAATTATTGGCGGGTTGGCCAAGCTGGGAGTAGAAGCATGGTGGTTAAAAGATGCTACCAAGCCTATACAAGAATACGAAGAAAACATGACTGTTGCCGACGAGTGGGCGGCAAAAGATCAGATACCCGACGAATATCAAAAGGCCTTTGCTGGCAAGACAACGAAAGAATGGTATGATTGGTATCGCGCTAGAGAATTAAGTAGAATGGTAGGCAAACTGGCTTTGGTCATGGGACCAAGTATGGCTGTGAGAGGCGGTGTCGGTCTTGTCGGTAGTATTTTTAAAATATTAAAATTAAACAAAAGCGCATTTTTGCTCAGCGCGGCTGGCAGTGCTGGTGCTAGTGTAGTGGCTAAGATATTAGACGACAGTGAAACTGTTAACAAAATTGCCGCATTGTTTACTGTACAGATCAACGATTTGTTCGGCCTGGGCATTGACATTGATATGGTCAATCTTATCGGAGCTCCTTTGGCAGCAACTTTGGACAACACTATTGGTTCATTATTTGGCACAGCTTACGAAAGAGCCACAGGCAAAAAATTAGATCCCGATGCTCCGGGCGTAGCTGGCCAAAAAGCCAATGCTGGTACTGATAAAGATGCTACCAGTCAGAAAGATACAACTGACAAACCGGTATCAGCTACAGATAATACAGCAGATAAAGGTGAATTTCCTGATGGTGCCCCAGGCACTCCAGGTGCTCCTTTTACACCAGTAAGAGATGGTGTTTGGAGAAATACCAAGACTGGACGTTTGGTACTTTATTAAATCAAAGGCATTCTAGTTACTTTGGTAGTTTCAATGTTTTCATTGATAACAGTATAGATCATAGTACGATCTTCATGTGAGTATACATGTAACAAATCGTTTACTGTAACACCGCCCCGCATGTACCAACTAAGTCTAAATAATTCTGTTTTAAATTTTGCTATGTATTCATCTAGCCTAACTAGTTCTTCTTGAATTGCTTCGGGCGATAATCCAATTAGGCTCTGACGAAAAAATTTGACTGATCCAAGTCCACACGTATTTTGTTCTGTGATTTACATTCGGCATTTTCACATTGAACATCATAATTTGGAGTAGTCCATACTTCTTTATTCTTTTCAATTTGTTGTTTGACTTGATCAAAAATCTCGCTGTCGCAATTTAAAATCCATTCGCGAATATATTCTCTCTCGTTTACAACTGTAGTTCCTACTTCAACACTTTCAATGCTGAGCCAGTACAAGTCATTTTGCATGGCAGCTAGGTCTTGGAATAATCTGTTGATAATTTTTTGTTGTTCTTCTTTGTCTTCCACACGATCAGCTTGTGCCAGTTGCTGTTGTAGACCAAAATTTCGTAGAGCAAAATTAGTGCTTTGTTTGTAGGTCAACGGTTGAGTTTTAATCACAATATCTTTAAGAACAATTTTGTTATCATACTTACAGTTACTGAAAAAATCAATGATTTTAGTCAAGTCTATATCGTAAGCATTTTCAGTTCCGCACTTGGGGCAAGTATGTGTGACACCCATTTCACTACCAAAGGTAGCAATGCGTATTGCTGTAAAAATAACATCAGTGTCTAATACTGTGACTTCCCAAGGGTTAGCAATACCAGGGCAACAGCTTTTCATGACCTGTACAACACTTTCACCTGACAACAAACTATCAGGAGTTTTCATTATGATCTCATCCATGCCAGTCATACCATATACTGGCAATTTACTAGTGTCAGCAGTAAATGTATCTGGTGCGCTGTATGTGCCACTGCTGGGTAATTTGATATAGATTTTAGGTTGTCTAAAATACTGTTGTAACGGGTTGTTTGCCATGGTTTTTGGCTCCTGATAAATATAATATCAAGTATTTATATACGCACATTTCTGGGAATTTTTTTCATGGCTGACATATC